ACGTATAATTTAAGGATGAAAATGAACTGGTACGATATCGCAAAGCAAAGGATTGATGCGCTTGGTTTGAACCAAGAAAAACTGGCTGAGCACATTGGTGTAACCAAGGGTGCTGTTAGTCATTGGCTGAATGGACGCCGCAATCCAACTCTGCAAGAAATCGGAGCCATTTTTAAATATCTCGGCGTAAAAGATGCCTCATTCAATTCAGATGGCACGTTTACCGTTGGCGAGAATGAGCAAGAACCTGTTTTTTCCAGACAGTATGAATACCCCCTGTTTACTTCTGTTCCGGCTGGCGCGTTCTCAGAAGTTGGATCGTTTACAGAAAATGATGCAAAGGCGTGGGTGGCCACGACTAAGAAAGCCAGCAAAGACGCGTTCTGGCTTGAGGTGAAGGGTCACTCTATGACCGCACCGCAGGGAATGCGCCCCAGCTTCCCGGAAGGAATGCTTATCCTGGTAGACCCGGCTGAAGAGGTGGACGCAGGAGATTTCTGCGTAGCTGGCGTGTTTGGCGATTCCGAGGTCACATTCAAGAAATACACCTGGGATGATGGTAAGCACTGGCTGGAGCCGCTGAACCCAAGCCCGCGCTATGAGAGCATCCCGTGTAACGAGAATTGCCGCATCATCGGCAAGGTGGTTAAGGCACAGTGGCCTGAGGATATCTTTGAGTAGGGATTAGTAGTGATTTTCTCATGTACATAAGCACAGTAAGGCTTGACTTTTGTAAAATTAATCATATTTGAGTTGTTAAGCTCTGGCTTTCAGGTACACTTCAGTCAAGCTCCTATATGCGAGCTTTTGAGGAGAATAAAATGAAAATCTTACGTTGCATGGCCTACCAGCAGGATGGTGTATTTGTCGCTGCATGCTTAGACCTATCTCTTGCAGCGCAAGCAGACACTATGCGTGAAGCTATGGATAAGCTTGAAACTCAAATTAAAGATTTCCTTACTGAGGCGCTTTCTGAGCCTCAGTACGCAGAGCAACTGTTAAAAAGAAAGGCCCCACTTTCTATGTGGCTGAAGTATTGGGTGGTTGCATTTCAGGTTTTCGTGAGAAAACGCGAGCAAGCAAAGTTGTTCGCGGAACCCTGTGATTCACTTGCATAGGTGAAGTGAATGTTTCGGAAAAAATTGACGCCATTGAAGTACGAAGAGGTTATCAGGGGCTTAAAGAAGATGGGATTTGAAATGAAGCCCAAGTCCGGAACATCTCATGAACAATGGATTTTAAAAAATAGCAAAGGCAAGTGGGTGGTTACTGTAGATCAGCATCACGCTCCATTTTCCAAGGACTTGATAAAATCCATGGCAAAGCAAGCAGGAATCAAGGATAGACATTTCCACGCCTTATGTCGTGGCGATGCCACACTTGAGCAAATAGGCTTTGAAATAGTCAGCTAACCCGGCCACCGCGCCGGGTTTTTATTGCCCGTTAGTCAATCGCAGCACTTCCCTTTCGCACGATCTCTGCCGCATCCTTGTTAACCCCTTTCCCAATCACGTTACCCGTCGCTTTTCGGTACTGCTCCAGCTTTTCAACGACCGCTTCCTGCGTTATCGGCTGATTGGCGAGAGATAGCTCCATAATCGCCCGCCCCATAGCTGCAACCATCATGTTCACGCGCTCCTCGTCCAGACTCATAGCCAATCCCCGCTCAGATTTTGACCATCACAAGCTACCACAGGTGGATTGATTTGGCATTTACAAAAATAAATAGCCTTATAAATCAACAATACGTATTCATAGCATCAAAAAAGTATACATATCGTATTGCAATAAAGTTTACGATGCGTATACTGATTTCATCAGCAGGACGCTGGAGAAAACGAAAAGGACAACACGCTCTTTCTACAACGGTGATGGATTCACCTACGTGGCTGCAAAGCCAATTAGTACCAAAGCGTGTGCTTTGGGATGCGACGA